AATTCTTTTTAAGCCAAGTTAAAAAAACTTGCTTAACCGATTTGTCAGTAGCAAATCGATGCCAGAAATCCGCACGCTCATCTTCGGGCAAAGTGCTTTGATACTTTACCACCAATTCCATAGGGATTGAACCAACGTAGCGCCAATCCTTCTTGAAGTATTCAGACTGATCCTGCTTGTATTTGACATGAGACTTTGCCGCTTCAGCATCAAGGTGATAGCCGCGATAGCTCTTGCCATCTTCATAGGAAAAAGTCTGGGAGTTTGACCCCCCAGACTTAACCACTCTGTGAGTGAAATCACCCATCAGATGCTGACGCCGGTTACAGCAGCATGAGCCTTGTCGTTCAGCACAGCGTATGTGCCTTCCCACAGGATCTGACGCTTATCTGAATCGCCAACCTTGGCAATTGGCCAATCAGCCGTAGGACGCAGTACAGGCGTTGCCGCATAGTTGAAATCAATCAACAGCATCGTGCCTGCTTCCATGTTGCGATCCAGAACCACATCAAGCTCACCGTAAGTAGAGACATACAGATCGATAACATTCACGATCTTGCGCTCGTTACGAATGTCTCGGGTGCGTCCAGAGGCCATAGCCATAGCTGAAACAAGTCCAGCAGTTGCTGGATCAGTTACCAAGTAAGATGGGTTACCACCTTCCATGTAAGTGGCGAGGTGAGCTTGCAACAACAAGTCCTCAACACCAGCAACGTCAGTTGCACCAGATCCGTCAATGACCACTGAAGCGTCAAGCTGAGGTACAAACGATTCCATCATGCGGGCAGTAGATGCTGTGCCAGCAGACTTAGCAGTTTGAACACCAACAACCGCATACTCTTGGTCGTTAGCAAGCTCGCCATAGCGCAACTCAAGCTGATACGCCATCTCAGAGTCACGACCATACTTGTCGACCTTTTCCAACGTGCCGGTCACTTCCGCTACTTTGGACATGATCTGGCAGTAGTTAGATTTCTCAACAATTGGCTTTGACTCATCATCGCCAGCAGCCGCACCTTCAACGTGGGCGTTTTCACCAGCGGCGTTCAGATCGTCTTGTGACCACTCATGCAACTTACCAGTTGCGCGGATAGTCTTAGACATGCTGACTACGGGTGAATCAATCGGGCTGATGTTATAGATGACGTCCTGGACATCTTCAGCCTGACGGGTTTGGACGTAAGTGTTGTCTTGTGCCATCTTTAATTCCTCCTACGGACGATAGCTATCGCTCCGCAGCAAGCTGTGCCGCCTTCATTTGAGCAAAAGCGCCGCGTGTATTTGGGCTTTGCTCAAAGTTTTTCTTGGCATTCATAAACTGACCCCTAGCATTTCTGCCTTGTCGGGCCTGATTAGCACTTGCTGGTTTCTGCGATTTACTTTGTTTTGCGACTGTTTTCGCTTTCTTTCCAGCGCCCTTGTACATCATTGAGTGATAAAACATTTCAATAACTGAAGGTTCGGTAACCATGTTGAACATCTCAGGAGACAAGCCCATAGACTCAGCATGCCCGCGAATCGCGGAATAAGTATCTGAACCCCATTCGGGTATCTTGACTTGCAATGCTCTTGAGGCTAATTCAGCCTGCCTTGTCATTTTCTGTTGAAAAGCCTGATTTTGTTGCTCATTTATGGCGTGCAAACGCTGACTAGCAATCTGCTCCTGCTGAAAGGCATTTTGTGCAGCAGCCTGCACTTGTTGAACCTTGTCAGGGGGAACTTGAGACCAATCAATGTTGCGGAATTGATTTGCATTGCCCGCCCATTGCCCCTGCAACAACTCCGCCATTTGCTTTGCACCCTGTAAAGAGTCTTCAAGCTCATGCTGAGTTTTTGTCACACTGACCATGCTGTTAGACAATTGCGATTCATATTCCTCGCGTTGCATCCGATCCTTCGTAAACTGGCGCTGAAGGTCTTTGTACCGCTTCTCAAGCTGTTGATACTTAACATCCATTGGGACATCATCATCGGTATCTTCGTCTTCATCAGAAGCCTCTAGATCAATGTCGTCGCTGTCATCAATGGGATCTTGCTCTTCGCTATCAACTACTGCTTCTTCCGTAGCAGGCTCGGGTGACCCAAAATCAACTTCTTCGGGTTCTTCGCCAGCAACGTGCTGTGGGGCAGGCTCAACAGGCGTAGATTCTCTCTCGTCCGCCATGCGAGACATTGCCGCTTCCCTAAAGCTAGGCGCGCCGCTCTCTTCGCTCATTGGTATTCCTCCGCTTTAAATCCAAACTGATCAGGTTGCTGTTGCTGATGCTGCTGTTGCTGAATCGTCTCAGCCTGCGCAACGTAACCCGCCAAAGTCTGCGCTGAGTCTTGTAAACCTCGCAGACGAAAATAAATTTCTTCCCTCTTACGTGAGTGGTCAACCTGAGTTGAAAGCCACTCATTAAAGTAATGGTTCAATGTCTCCTGATATGCCATCTGGAATATCTGGCTGTTCATTAACTGTGCCGCTTCCATCCCCGTCTGTAGAACTTTTTGAATATCGGTTCCGGATGAAGGTTTTTCGCTTGCTTGGGGCATTAGATTCCTCTCTCTCTTTTAGCCGCTTGGTTATTAAAGGATGAACAGCCCCATCAGGCTTTTTTTGCTCTCTCTTAGCAATGATGGCGTTGATCACTAATAAATTATCCATTTTGCTTGCTCAACTTTTCTCTTTCGATTCCAAGCTTTTGAATATCAACAAACTTTTTATGCTCATGCTCTTCGGTATTTAGCTGGTTGTCATACATCTTGTCTGCCAGCGTTGTCTGAACCTGCATAAGCATTGATTCCGCTTGCGCCTCATAAGATGCGGTCTGTGCAGCAATCATAGACTTCTGCAATTCGTTTTGAATTGCCTGCTCTCTCTGCTGAGTCTCTGTTTGAACTTGCTGCTGGGCCATCATTTGCTGGAACTCTTGAGATGTCGGAGACATCAACAAATGAGATGTATTCTTCATGCCCATGTCATCCAACACTTTGTCAAATAACGCATGACGCTGAGTAACGCCATAAATGCCAGCCAATGTGGGATCTTGCATAAGAAGCTGGTGTAGCATCATGAGCTGCGATGCACTTCTTACCGCCTCATCAGGCGTCAGCGCCGCTTCAACCTCCATATCCAAGTCATCCTGATTCCAACTTGATGGAATTACCGGAATGACTTGCCCAGCTATCTCCATTTGGTCCTGAGACTTGTCATTTTGTATAGCTAACTTAATTATGTGCTGAGACAAAGGAACAAGGAACGTGCGCGCAAAATCTCTCGCCGCCATTAACACCCTGCGCTGTCCAGCACTGGTCAGCTTGGCAATCATGTCAGATGCGTTTTGGTTATTGACCGCACCCATCTCCATGCCCTTAGCCAAACCAGACATGCCGTTACGCTCTTCACCATCCTGCTTCAGCATCTGAACAACATTCATTGTCAGCGGGCTTAACTCAGGCGTAGCCAAAGGCGTCACACTTCCAGGTTGCCTAGACCAAATCACACCACCAATAGTGTTATCCAGCAGATCGCGCGGGTTTTTGATAGCGCCTACAGACGCCTCATAGCGCGTTGTGTTGCGCATCTGCTGGTTATCAATGATCAGGCGCTTGAGAATTGACTGTGTCCGTTGCACTCCAGCCATAACATCTGCGGTACAAGTACCGTCAGCAGCATGGCTGATTTTCATTTCTGACCATTCAAAGAACGGAAAACAATCTACTTCCCGCATAGCGGGAGAGCCATCAGCCCATCTGAGAACTTCACCGCACGACCAGTGAATCTCATATAGCTTCACGCCCTCAGCGATCATGTGGGGATCATCTGCAAGAACCCCCTCATCAACCCAAGTCCAAGTCTTGTAAACAGTGACAATTTCATGCACGCCTGCGCGGTTAAACGCCTTTATCTTTTGATAAGTGCCGTCATGCGCTCTACGGGCTGAATCTTCATCCTGATTGCGAAAACGATAATCAGGAGTAAGCTCATTTACTTGCTCCGGATCGTAACCATCTAAAAGCAGTCGCGCGCGCGGCACATCCTGCTCAATAGCCGCATACATCGACTGCTCAACATAAGTCGCATTTGGATCTCGGAAAAATCGCTCTGGCTCAATAAGCTGAAGCTCTACATGGCTGTCATCTTTCTCAATCGTAACTTCACCAAACAACATGCCATTTGGGTCTGTAACGACATTCTCATCAACAACATCAATTGCGCCAGATTGCTGAAGAATAAGTTGGTACTGGTCGGCTGTAGCGCCGTCTATGTTAATGGTTTCTGTAGAGGTTGACGCTGCCCACTGAGCCAGTACCGTACATCTTTTCGCAACAAGCGCATCGTGAAAGGCATCTCTAAACAAACGCTCGTAGTTGTTCTTGCGAAATACTTTATTTGTGTACGCAGTCTTGGCGTCATCCTCAAAAGGCACTTGCGAGCCATTAAAACGCACTGCGTCACGATCACTAAGGAAGGTTTCACTAAAAATCGCTTTTTTAGCCTCAACAGCGTCCTGTACATCAGGAGAGATGTATTTGCTGCGCCCCTTGATCTCATTGCCAAGAGGCTCAAGGCTGTACATGCGATGATTGCGAGCGCGTTGCTCTGCAACATCAAACGTAGCAACGTGAGACTCTTCAACTTGTGATTCTAAGAGCTTTATTAAAGCTCTGAACTGATCAT